GGTTAAAAAAGAACCTCCATTAGAGACACCAGTACGACCACCAGAAGGTGCTTCTGATGCTGAAAAACAAACTTTTATTGACAAGATTAAAGCAAACATAGCAGAACGTGATGCCAACTCTCCTTTAGTACAAACTGCTATTAGGAACAAAGCAACTGGTGAAGTTGAACTTATGGGTCCAAAGCATGATCAAAAACGGTTGCTTGAAACTGCGGATACGCATGACCAGGGTTTTGTTGATGAACGTAATAACTTTCTTACTCGACAAGAAGCTGCTGATAGAGTTGTAACTACTAAACAAGTTCCTTCTGAAGAATATGTTTCTAAAGAAGTAGATACTCCAAGCCAAACAGAAGAAATTATTACTCAAAAAATTGAAATTTTAGAAAAAAAACTTGCAGATGCAGAACGATCTGACGCCTACAATCTTGCTAGGGATGCTCGAGAAGAACTTGTAGTTTTAAAACGAAGATTAAAACTTGTTCAAGAATATGGGCCAACACCAGTTACATATAAAAACGTAACTAAAACTAGAGCAAAACTAGAGCTTCCCGAAGAGGGTTTGTACAGCAGAGAACTACGTGCTGCTGGTGACGAACGCTTTGCAGTTACTGAAGAACAACCTGCTGGTGTTCCCAAACCTCCTGTTGAACCCACTGCTCCTATTACTCGTGAGGACTTTAAAACTCTTATTGCTGAAAAAGAACTTAGGCAAGGTGTTGATCTTGAATATGCGCTAATAGAAGCTCGACGATCTGGAACTCCCGAAGAAATTGCAACACTTGAAGCAGAAGACGCTCGGTTGACTGCTGAAATTCAACAGTTGCGTAAAGATATTCCTGCTGTTAAGTTTGCTGATATTAATAATCCTACTTGGGAAGAATTCCAAGACAGTTTGTGGGGAGCTAAAAAGGTAGGCCAAGCTTTTGATAGGATTATTTCTAATAACATAGGTACTCCTCAAGAACAACTATTGGCTAAACTTTTAAATAAGTCTCAATTTATTCGTAATGCTACTCTACAGTTGGAACCTAATTACTTAGAGTATGTTGATTCCCAAGGTAGAACTCGCAAAGATGCTGCGGGTATATATGTTGGTGAAGACACACATGCTGTAACTCTAGGTAAAGAAGGGGATGTTTCAACCTTATTGCATGAAGCTATCCATGCAGCCACTGTTAGGTTGTTGTATGAAGGCAACTCTGTTGCTGCTAAAAAACTAACACAACTACACAAGGAGTTTTTAACAAAACATGAGGCTGAATACCAACTTAAACTCAAAGAGTTTAGAGCTGCAAGCCCTAACCGCATCTTAACGGTTAAAGAACTTAGCGATTTTAGAAAAGAAAACAAAGGAGACTACGGACTTACTAATGTACGGGAGTTTGTTGCTGAAGCATTTACTAATAAAAAATTTCAAGAGCTTCTTGCTAGTATAGAAAGCAAAGAACCCAGCAGTGGTGTTACTAGTAACCTATGGGAAGCATTTAAAAACTATGTTCGTGAAGGTTTAAACATACCTCCGGGTAAACGCACAGCCTTTGACGATGTAATGGACAGCGGCATTACTCTTATAGACGAATCTAAACAGTTTAGTAGGTTTGATGCTCCTTCAGATGCTTATTTAAAAGGAGTTGCTGCTGATCCTTCTGTTAGAGGCCCACTAACTGAACCTACTTCTGTCAAAGAAACAGTAGATGAAGATGGTGTTATTACCAAGACACCTATTGTAGATACTACTAAACCCGACCCCCGTGATGTTAAAACACGACAAGAACTTGAACAGATTGCTACAGATATCTACGAAAAGCATGGTGAAGTAGAAGCGGTTAAGTTCTTTGAAGGTTACAAAGCTTATCAAAAAACTTTGTTAGAACCCATTAAAACTACTGAAAATTTTATTGGGACATACTTAAATCAAAAAGTTGCAACGGAACGTATTGTTCATAACAATGCTGCTGACATTAAAGAAATGGCTGGCAAGGATGTTAATCTTGAACAACTTACTTATGACATAGATAAAGGTGTTACTTTAACTGGTAAAGCTAAAGAAGTTGCTGATAAGTTTAGATCGTTGATGGATGAACTTGGCAAACGAGCTTTAGATAATGATGTCATTAGAGGTTGGCATGAAAATTATGTTGCTCGTAATGTAGTGACAGAAGGTGCAGCCCCTCCTGGTGCTGTTAAAGAGTTACTACAAGAGTTATTTGGCTCTGGTGGTAAATCTGCTGACTCTAAAAGTGTTACTAAGTACGGAGAACCACGTAGACTTAAAACACGAGAAGACCTTTTACGGCATCTTGACGGTATTAACTCTTGGTTAGATAGCAAAGGTGCTGACTATCGTTTTAAAATTAAAACAGATAACTTAGCTGAAATTTACAAAGATTACGCACTAGCTGTTGAAAAAACAATTGAAAATAAAAAGTTAATTGACAACCTTGTTCACATTAAAAATGATGCAGGTGAATCTTTAATTCGTCCTATTACTCCTGAAGAACCAAAGCCTTACAGTTGGAAAACAATGGACAACAGCCAGTTAGATGGCTATGCAGTTCATCCTGATTTGATGCCTCACTTAAGGTTTGTATTTGATGCTGGCCCCGGTAAATTGATGCAGGCATTTGGGTCTCTTTCTCAGTTTGTTAAACGCTTTAACGTCATTGGTTCTTTTTTCCACGCCAAGTCTTTGATGGAAGCACAATCTAGTGCTCAGATTCCCATTTGGTCGCCTCTTAAAGAGAGCGTTGTTTTACCTATTGCTGAGAAATTAATAAAAGGAACTACAGGCAAAGAACTCCAGTTATCTGCTATCTCTAAAGCTATTGAACAGTTTAGAAGAGGTGGTGCTGGCGACAACGTAGACACTTGGATTAAAACAGGTTTGGGTTTTGAGTTACCTGAAGATGTTTCTAGGAATGTTTTAGCTACTGTTGGTAAATTTGCAGACTCAATGATTGGTAAGTATGGTCCTAAGACTCGTGTGCTAGAGTCTTCTATGACTACTGTTGAAAAATACACCCTACAACAGTTTGATAAATACACTTGGGATTATTTGCACACTGGTCTTAAATTATCAATTGCTGATGCGTATCTAGATAGAGCACGTATGGATGCAGCTAAAGCTGGTAAAGCCTTTGATGAAATGGCTTCTCGTGTAGAAATTTCTAAGTTTATTAACAACAGTTTTGGTGGTTTAAATTGGTATGACATTGCTAGGCAAACCCAAAATGAATTTGCTAAACGCATGGCGTTAGCCGCTTATAGTCCTGCTGGTCGTAGAGCTTTACAAGTAATACTATTTGCACCTGACTGGACTATCTCTACTATTAGGGCGTTTACTGCTGCTCTTCCTAAAGGTTTAAACCCAACCAAGTGGAATCCTGTAGCCGGTATTAAGGGCATGAAGACTCCCACAACTGAGGCTGACTATGCTAGGTTGTATCAGTTTAAAACTGTTTTAACAGCTCTTACACTAATTAATGGAATAAACTTACTAACAGCAGACCGCCCTATTTGGGAAAACAAAGACCCAACACGCATTGAGTTTCCTGATGGTACGTCTATGCAGGCTATGAAGCACGCTATGGAACCATACCATTGGATTGCAGACCCTGTTAAAACACTATCTAATAAACTTGGTTTTATACCCAAGTCAACTATCATTGCCCTTGCTGGTACAGAGTACGCAAGTCCTAATGCTCCTAAACTTTTAGATCCCAGTGTTTATGGCAAAGGCAAAGCTATTCTTCAAGGAATGGCCCCTTTCCAAGTATCAGCGGCTATTAGTGCCCCTAAAGGGGAGGGTGTTAAACGTGCGGTACTAGGAACAATAGGTCTTCCTCTATATGGAGCTACTTCTGAACAAAGAAAATTAGCTCGACAAGAACGAACTCTTGTAGAAAGAGAAAACGCTTTGAAGTACCATGAAGATGAAATCAAAGCTGGTCGTGAGAAACGTACTGAAGAACATCAAAAACGAGGCAGAATGCTAAGAGAACAACGGCGTAAATTTGAACTTGAAAAAGCTAAAGAATGAACACCTTAGACAATCTTAGTGGAGAGCATGAGTAATGCTTAATAACTCTTTTGTACCTATCCCCCAAGATAAGATTGGGGAAAGCTTTGTTTGGAGAGACTGGTTTCAAAAGATCAGTAACAAAGTATTTGGAACAATTGCTGATGGTGGTACTGGTGGTACTTCTACTCCTACTGCTGGTGCTGTAGCTTACGGTACAGGCACTGCTTATGCTTTTACAGCAGTAGGTACTGTGGGACAAGTGTTGACATCTGCTGCGGCAGGAACACCTACGTGGACTACTGCTCTTACAACAGGTACTTCTACATCTATCCTTTATGGCAATGGTACTGGTGGATTTAATAACGTAACTATTGGAACGGGTGTTTCTTTTGCTGCTGGTACTCTTAGTGCTACAGGTTTAGGTGGTACAGTAACCAGCGTAGGCGGTACTGGCACGGTCAACGGCATTACGCTGACAGGCACAGTCACCACAGCAGGCAACCTGACGCTTGGCGGAACGCTGGGTGGGGTTAGTCTGACTACGCAAGTTAGTGGGACGTTGCCCATAGCCAATGGCGGTACGGGTACGACTTCTACGACTTTTGCTAGCCTGACAACCAACGTGTCTGGTATCCTGCCCATAGCCAACGGCGGGACAGGCACTTCCACTGCTGGCGTTAGCGCCACAATCGTGACTGCTAAACTGACTGCACTCGGCGCAGACGGCAGCATGACTTTTACAAACGGTTTGCTTACAGCGCAGACTCCTGCGACTTAATTGGCAGATATCAAACTATCTTATAAGGATAAAAAATAATGGACTGGTTAAAACAAATTGCACCAACAATCGCCACTGCTCTTGGTGGCCCCCTGGCTGGCATGGCGGTCAGTGCTATTAGCAAAGCAATTGGCGTTGATGAGGAGAAGGTGGGAGACCTCATTGCCAACAATAAGTTGACAGCAGACCAGATTGCTCAAGTTAAGTTGGCTGAGATTGAGTTGCAAAAACAAGCCCAGGAACTTGGCCTAAATTTTGAAAAGCTAGAGGTTGAAGATCGTAAGTCTGCAAGAGATATGCAGGCCACGACTCGCTCAATGATGCCGCCAATACTGGCTGGCGCTGTGACGGTGGGCTTTTTCGGCATTATGGTAATGATGTTCTTCAACAAGATTGATAGTGCCAACCCTGCTATTCTGATGATGCTAGGTTCACTCGGCACGGCTTGGACGGGGATCATTGCCTACTACTTTGGTTCCTCTGCTGGCTCACAAGCTAAAACAGATTTGTTGAGCAAAAAATGACCCCGCACTTTACACTTGCTGAACTAACGGTAACTAATCACCGACAGTTTGACAACACACCTAATGCTGCTGAGATTGCAAATCTTATGAGATTGGCACAGTTTTTGGAGTTAGTAAAGGTTAAGTTAAACGGCAAGCCAATCATGGTCAACTCTGCCTTTAGGTCTAAGCAGGTCAATGACTCAGTGGGTAGTAAGGACACCTCTCAGCACCGGCTGGGATGTGCTGCTGACATCCGTGTACCCGGCATGACCCCTGATCAAGTTGTACGGGCTATCATGGGCCACGGACTGTACTTCGATCAGATCATCCGTGAGTTTGACGCCTGGACACATATCAGCATTCCAAACACCGCAGCTTTGCTACCTCGACGTCAGGCGCTCATCATCGACAAAGCAGGCACACGTATATTTAGCTAAAAAAGTTACTAAGAACATAGGCTACAATACAGGTTGTTAGTTGTTGTCTCCCTTCCTAGCGCAACGCTAGTTAAAAAGCCCTCTCTTGAGGGCTTCTTTTTATCTACTGTTTAACAAAGATTCCTTCTTTGGTTAAGTGCCCCTTGCGGTCTTTAATTTCTTGGTAAGCACTCTCGTAGCATTCCGTAAGATCGAGGTCTAGGATGCCACACAGCATGGTAAGAACTACCATGAATAATACCTCTAGCTTCTCCCCAACGAATAACATTTAGTTCTGTAATTGCAAAGCTCATTTTGATCCTTTACTTTCTTTTAAGAGTTCGTTCATGTTGGCCTTGGGCAGTCTTCGGGAACTTCAATAGCACACCAAATTGCTTGTTCAGGCAACCCTTGTTTAGCTGCTAACCAACGATCAATATAAGTATCAGCCATACTTTTTAATGCTCGGCGTATTGTGCAGTCGTCTATGGCTAGTTTATCGGCAATCTCAGAAGCACTTAAACCATCTGGATGATCATGATTC